AGATCCAAGCCATCATTGTGCCGCAGCAAGCGCCCACCTGCGTTATGAGCTCAAGAGACGAATTGATCGTCTGAGCAGTTAGTATGTGATTAAGCGTGAGCTGTGGTGCCGTGGTGTGTCACTGTGCACTATGCTGTAAGCCACTATAGTGGTGATTAGTACTGTACTGTGTCATACCAGTGATAAGCTACTCAGCTAATGATACCGAAGTCAAGGCAGGTCCAACTGGATCTGAGGTTTGTGTTACGGTAACGTAATGCTGTGAGGACTGATGCGGGAAGCCCTAGACGCACCTAAATGCGTGTTGTCTAAGTCATGTGCTACTTGGTGGTAGCCTGGCAGGTGTAACGAGCCTGTCCTTGAGTAATAACGTACATGATGCAACCGGTGATGGGTTCGTGAATATCGTGACACCTGGGGTAATCTGCAGCAGCTTAGGCTGTTCATCGACTGTATGCCCTCCGGGGGGGAGACCTAACCCTCTGAATGAGACAGTCATGGCCAACTGGTAACAGGGGTTCGGTATCCAGCCAGTACATGGAGTAAGAATATACCCTGTGCCGCAAGATTCTCAAGGAATCTGACACAGATTACAAACAACAAAACATACAAAACAAGAAGCATTAACAAACAAACAATTGGAAAGATGGTGCGTCGTTATGATACTGAGGATGTGTTCAAATACATCAAGGAGTCGATAGTGACACCGGGAGGTCCAGGAGAAGGTGGGTCTGCCAGCTGGCTTGATGTTGCGTTTAGGCGTGACAGAGGCAGGGTGGGTAATAGGCTCGCTTTCAGTGGTTTGGAGCCAGATGCCGACGGCAACCTGATCAACGACTTAGTTGGTCAGGTTGCAAACAGAGCCAATCTGGGTGCTTTCTATGGTGAGAGGCTCAGTGCGAGGCTGGGCTTCGATAGCAACAGCGCTGATCTGTACGGTGCCATCCATTACGACATCAGTCGTTCTGCTGGGCTGCAAGGATCAGTGCGGGTGTTGCAGGATACTGGTGTGGGCAAGTCCCTAGCCAGTTGCTCGCACCATAACGTGCAAGGATCATTTCCTGGCATGGCAGGTGTGGACGCAAAACAGCTAGCCACGCTACTACAGTGCAGTTGCACTGATGATGGTACATTCTTCGAGTTGTACTATAGGATGGTAGTGTACATGAGTGACCTCCGAGCAGGGGGCACCCATGTTGCAAGGCCAGCTGGAGGAGGTGGCATCCCCACTTACGACGCAACGATGACTAGGCTTTGGCCTAGTGGTGGTGGTGCTGGAGGTGCGGGTGCAGCCGGAGGAGGAGCGCAGGCTGCTGCAGGCGCAGCTGCTGCATACGAAGGGCTGATTGATTCATTCAGTAGAGTGGAGAATCAGTACTATCTGGTTGGCAGTAAGGGCAATCTGCCAGTGACATGTGGTGTGCTGCGCACACTGTGGCATGTGGCTGCAATGCAAAACGGTTTCGGCGCTGGGGCCGTGGGCTCTGCGAACTGTTACAGTATGCATGAGAATTTCAACCAGCGTCTGGGCATATGGATCATGGGAACGAAAGGACCCAATGTGGTCAATTTGGAAGGCCACGGTGCTGATCTAATGG